CTGTAGTGATGTTATTTCATAAGGACAATCTTTAAGCCATTGCTGCACTTTTGGATTAGTGAAATCTAAGTGCTGACCATTACGCTGCAATCCATTCATTGTTCTACCTCCTTAGTAGTTTGTTTTTGTTGATCTTTGTAAAATTGTTCTCTGAACTGTTTTTGTAGTTCATCTTCTAAAGTTCCTAAACAGCCATTAATTAGCTGTATATCTTCAGAAAGTTTGTAAATTTGTTTTCCTAGGTTTGCAATAGCAATAGAGCAACTAAGCTGGCCATCAAAAATTACATCTAGTGAATTGCACCAATCACTGTCCCAACACTCTGAGCATTGGCCTGTGATTTCTTCTAAAGCTGAATCTATTGATTCTTCAGCTGGCTCATATTGAACTTTCTGCATAACAGCAGTTTTTGCTAAATACAAGCCGTGCATTTTTTCTATGTTTTTACGCGCTGTTTCTTTCAAGCTATCAATTTTTTTATAACTCGAAGTTCTTTTTTCTCTGAGCTTTGATACCTCAGGGTCAGCGCTGACATAGTCGCTCATTTTTTTGTAATCAAAATCAGCCATTAAAAGTTGCCTCCAATTTTTTTTCATTCATGTGGGCTTCTATTGCCCTATCACTAGCTTGTTGGGCGTGTTCTTTAGTAATATCTGGATCAACCAGCATTATTAAAAGCATCTTACAAATTTCATCTTGCTGGTCTGCATTTGCAGCAGGGTCAAACAAAAGATAAAAACCTTGAAAGAGACACTCAAACTTGTCACTAGGTTTGTTTTCAAATTTCATCTGGCGATCTCCTCACAAGCTTTGACAATACCAGCGTTACAGTCTGCTACTGTCATGTCGTATAAAGTGCCAGACAGGGTCGTATAGAACAACCCTGACATTGCGATCATTAGAAATAAATTTCTCATTTGTTTTCACCACTTGTGTTGTACTTTTCAATAAACTTTGCTACTGAGTCCATAGTCTTTTGTGAAACTTTCATAACCTTTGCAGCTTCTTCAGCACCGCCAAAAAATTCATTGATGTGGCGGCTGGTAGTTTTACTATGGAACTTTTCAGTAACCATATCTTCAGCTAGTTCAGCAGTAGGCTTAACAGCAACGAAAGTGTCGTAAGACTTTAAAAAAGTGCCTTCGGGATAAGTAACAAGGGTAACATTCTTAGACATCACTAGACCTCTTTGAATCATTGATTACTACAATAGTAGCTTCTTGACACCTTTGTAAA